CCACTCCGCCATAACTAATTGCCAAGTTGAATGTTGGTTGGTTACCTGCTGTTAGACCCGCAGAGATAGTGGCGCTAATGCTATTACCCCATGTACCAACGCTTGGTGCAGAAAGTGTAAATACTGTTGCACCAACGGTTGCAACTGTTCCTACAAAGTTTGCAGAAGCCGCAACAGAACTTGCTCCTGAAGTAACACGGCTTACATAAGCAGTGCGACCACCATTTGCAAAGAAGTGGTAAAGGGCATAACCCATCTCATAGTTAACATCAAGGTCACCAAACTGGGTCTTGTATGAGTTCCAAGACTGAATAAGGGCAGGGCTTGAAGGGCCACGTTCTGCTGTGCCTACAAAAGCGGCGGCAGACGTAGACGGGCTAGTTGCGATGTGGGTAGTGAAGGGACCTTCTGAAACGTAGATTCCTGGTCGTGTGTATGTCATTTCTTCTCCTAAAGGAAGTAGTTGGTAAATAAAGTTTTAAGAATTTGTATAGTCAATAGTAGCGACTATCTCGGTTGCCTGCTTGGAGCCATATACATCAGTTGAAGGCAGTTCTGCCGACATCTGCAACGTGTAAACCTTTCGGAAAATCCTCTTACGGTAACCTGCTTCTGGGTCCAGAAGGTCTGCGGTTGACCAGTCAAGTAGTTCCAAACGGCGGTCTGTGTTATCTGCGGGCACATGAATAGAGCCTCTGCGGAAAGGAAAAATCTTGGTAAGCATGATGGATGACAAATAGCGGTCATGCAAAGCGCTACGAGTAAATGTAGAGACTTGGTACAAAAGGTCTACAGGAACAAACTCGTTGGTCATAAGGGTTTGGTATTCATTTTTGTCCGTAAAAAATGAAAAATCAGATGAAATGCTAGGCCAGTAATCTAGCCTGTTTGGGGCTGTGGCATGATTTGCAGGAACAGAACCCCCACCAGTGGTGTTGTAGTAATACAATTCATTTTCAGAATGCTGGCGATTCTTGGCATGAACAATGTCTAGCATTTCAATAGTAATGAAAGGGTAGTCACGCTCTGTTTCAGCCTCAGGATACCTGAAGAATACTTTAACAGGACGAGTTGCATTACGGTCATCAGATACTGTAATGCCCGTAAGACGGTTTTTAATTGCTTCGTCTTCTGCTAAAAGAAACCCTGTTTTGCTCATTTATCAGAACCAAACAGTAAACCATAGGTATTATTTGCAACTCTGTTACCAAAATTGTCTTTACCTCTAGCAGCCGCTGTGCGAAGAATTGGGGTTGGTCCAATGTGCTTGTACCCAAATTCCAAGTTTTGAACTTTGTTGATGTCTTCCCCAGATACGTCAACAGAATAACGAAGCATTCTTTCTTCTTCGTTATATTGAACTTTAATTTTATCTGCCAGAGTAGACCAATCACTGTCTGAGGAACTAGCCATATTGCGAGTGATTTCCTGCTCTTCATCAGCAATATCTTTGATTGCTTGACTGATAGCGGCTTTATAGTCTTTAACAATCATTTCAGCATATTCAATTACTGAAAGAGTTCCCTTTAAAAGAGGGCCAGAACTAGGGGTATTAAGAATGGTGGAGGAACCTAACATAGGTATTTCCTTACATAGTTCTGGGCAATGAGCACCTTGGCGCTCACCAAGGATAATACAAGTTTATCAAATTCCAGGGAGTGTTGTAGGCCATGGGTAGTTGTTGACCACATAAGGGTCTGGGCCTGGGTCAAAAGGCATTTCTTGGTTAATGTAAACCTCTAGCCCTTCCACAACTACCAAAATGTCGTCCCTAAGGCGACCACGCACACGGTAGGACATTACAGAAAAATATCTACCGTCATACAAAAACATGTCATTAAGGTGTTCCCTGTACTCAAAAACATTTTCAATTCCTGCATCTCGGAAGTCTGAAACAGAGGCAACCAAGTTAACAATCTCTACAGGCTGACGACCTTCAGGAATGGCACGCTTGGTGTCTTCTGATTCTGTAATCATGAGGATAGGAACGGTGATACCAGTCTTAAAAGACTTGCCTCCTGTACCCCTTACTCCTTCGTCATAGACATCATCGTAGTAAGAACCTGCACTAGCAGCGTTTGCTAGTGGCTTATATTCATACCAAATAATGCTTTCACCAGCATAGGACTGGTAACTGCGGTATTGCTTGCGAATGTTGTTCGCTTCGGCACGTAGGTCCATTAGAAGTAAGCGTTGCTCGTATAACTAGCAGGAGGCTCTGTATCAATAAAGACATCTTCTCTCAATGGCTCATCCTTCTCAGTAATAAGAATGCGACCTTCTGAGTCTTCAGCAAAGATGCGTTCCATAGGACCATATTCACCAAGTTCTTTAGCCTTGTAGAGGGGTACAAGGCGGTTAGTGCTACGGGAAACACGGCGAAGGCTGAACTGCTCAATGCGCTCAGGACCAATGTTAAGGTTATTGGCATGCTTACGGTACTCAAGTTCCCATTGCCGGCAAAGGCTTTGAAGCATACGGAAACGCTGAGAACCAGGGATGTGAATAGATTCTGAAGTCATTACGTCAATGTCACGAGCAAACTCTGTCATTAAAGCCTGTAGGGCTTCTACAAGGGCACCAATACCTATGACATCCAAGACTGCGGGACTAGCCTGCTCTAATGGCACATCAATGGTAGGTGTGTGGAAATTGATAGAGCGAACACAATAGAATTCAAGGTCAGCAGGTAATAGCCACTCATAGTAATAACCTTCAATAATTATTTTACTATTAGCAGCAGGTGTTGTAGCCAAACGCAAAATACCGTTTCTGGCATCTATTGAGTAGTTAGCAGAAGTAAGTGGCGTAACACTTGCACCAACAACACTTGCAACCCAAATTGACCTAATTCAAAGGTACGACCAATAGCATCAAAGTTAACTTGAAAGAACTTAGGAAAGTCTCGTAGGTACGTGCGAGCAAGTTCTACAGTGTGTTCAAGGGGTGTCTGTGTCATTATTGGTCTCCTGAGCCCTTTCCAGGGATAGTGTCACTAGAAGGTTGGTTCATCTGTGGCTGTTGTTCACGAAAGCGGTGAGCAGTAACAGCCCGCACTTTAGTGATATCGGCTAAGGTACCAGTGGGTAATGGTAGGTCACGAGTTGTCATTTATACTTACCAATTTCCAATAGGGCACACTGCATATTTTAGTTTACTTTTAGCAGGCATGTAGCAGCCACATTTGGAACACTGGTGGGTAACCATATAATGGGGGCACCCTTCACATATTGTCATTCTAGAAGTTTGTGTGATGTCGTCAACTTCTGGGGTATCGGGGTTTAACAACGCCATTGGCGTAACTATTCCCGCTTCTTGTTTGGCTAAATTCTTAGCCTTCCATTCTTGCCAAGGTGAAGTCATTGACTACACCGTTGGTGGGTTAAAAGTTGTACCATCCCATATTGACCCAACCTCTACAGTTTCACTAACGACCATAAAACGAGGGTCACTGCTAAGAACAGCAATTGGTTTTACAAACTGTGACCATACGTCTTCTGACACATTGTCACCTTCTTCTGGATACTGGACAAGGTCAACAACTTCATTGTCTACCATTATTACAAATTTTTTCATATTACTACCTTATTGTTAAAAGAACCCACAACCACCCGTATTTTCTTCGTAGCGACCGTCACGAGAATTTTCTGTGTAACCATATGAGCATTGGTACAGATTCCACAAAGCATAAGCACTACCAGAACAACCATTTCCGTGCAGATTGTTGCTAGGAGTGTAGCCACCATAAT